ATCATGTATGTCAAGGGTTCTAACGTACAGGTGGACATTATCCACATCGAGAAGAACGGCACATTCATCGTGCAGGGCAAGGTCTATGGTCGCGCCCGCTGAGATAGGAATTCCCTGCTTTGAAGATGACGACCCGTCTCAAATCGTTATCATTTCGTTATCTAAAAAAACGCCCTGTGAGCGTGACCCCTTCGAGCTGTTGCATGACTTGCAAGCAGTAACCATGTTCTCAATATCAATAGCCAACTCAGGTGCTTTACTAATTGGAATGATGTGATCAATGGTCATATCCTTGCCTTCCTTACCACAGTAGAAGCAAGTCCAACCATCTCGAGCTAATGCCTTCAGCCTTACCTCTTTGTATTTCCTTGAGAGTCTAGGGTCATTACGCTTACTGCTCATCATCAACCAATATGATTCTGTCTCTGCATTTACAATCACAATCCCCTTTTAAGCAATTGTTAATACAATCATTCCAAGCCCAATCTATACCGAACCAACAAGGTGTGCATCTAGCCATTATTGCCAACCCTTAACTCTTAGATGATGTAATGCCTTGCAATAGTCAGGCTCATCATACTCTGTTATCCCATATCTATATGATACATAACGCCAATACCAATAGAACTGCACATCATCTGGCTTACCCTTTAGATACTTACTTCTACCTTGATAATAACCATGATGTGATCCATTAACTGCATATCTCTTAAATCGAGATTCTCTATAAACGATATCGTTATGACACTTCTCTTGAACTTCAGTTAATTGATAATCAGCTAATACCTTAATGCTTTGAATAGGTCTTATTGAGCCATTAGATGCTGTCTCCGGAATAAAGCATAGAGCTATCCCAATAGCGGCGGCTACCCCCCGAGCTACGCGCAGGCGGCTCGGTGTGAGCCCTTGATGGGCTCTAGCCTGTAGAGTACCAAACGTGTCAAGTACATTCATGTGTGGACTATCCTTTAATCTCATTATGTGAGATGTGAATTACATCACATAACAATTCCAATGCGTATTCAGCCTGTTGTGGGACAACCCCATTACCAAGCATTTTAAGCTGTTGAGCCCTTGATAGTGCTGAATCGGTAATCCAACCAGCAGGTAAGCCCATCATGTATTCAACAAATAAGGCGCTTAGTTTGCCGTCTTGATCCAATGCATCAGGCGCTGTTTGCAGGTGCATGTCACGTCGTGAAGTAAATCTGCGCCCCAGTTTCTGCACTTGCCCGTTGTGTGGCTGATGTTGGTTGTTGGTGTCGCTAGCATGCGAATCGCCACTCCCGTAGATTGACCTATCTGTCCCGTAGATGATCTCTCCTGCCTCGCCTTGAATACTTCTAAGGGCTCGTCGTGATTCCTGACGTGCATTACTGTTGGAGTAGGCAACAATAAATATCCTTGCTCGTCTGTGTGGCGCACCAACGTCGGAAGCTCGTACAAGTTGCCATCTTGAGTCATACCCGAGATTGGTAAGGCATGCGAGAACTTCTTTGAGTCCAAGGCTGAGATGTCCTCTGACATTCTCCAAGACGACCCATCTTGGTCTAAGGTTGCTAATAGCTTCTGCGATGTATGGGAATAAGTGTCGCTCATCTTGTGTGCCCTTTCTTTCTCCTGCGTGGCTAAATGGCTGGCATGGATATCCAGCTGTGAGTATGTCTATTTCGGGCATTGAAGCCCAGTTGATCGTCTTGATATTGCCATAATTAGGCACATTGAAATGATGCTTAATTACTTCGCTTGCGTATTTGTCGAACTCTGCGCACCATACTGTCTCAGCGTTAAAGTGAGCCTCAACTGCTAAATCTAGCCCACCATAACCTGTGCATAGGCTACCGATGTGTAACTTACTTGTCGGTTGAATAGAACCCACCGGACTTAAAATGGACTGGGACACTTGAATACACCTTTCGCATGGGTTCACCACAGAATGGACATTCAATTCCATCTTGAACCTTGGACATGGATAGTTCTTTCTCTATACGGGCATCTGCTTCGCAATCATCGTTATCACATTGAAACTCATAGATTGGCATTACAAGTCCTGCACTTCACATCGACCAACTTCCATGATCCGCATTGTGCGCATCTTTCAGGTTCTAATTGTACCGAATCCTGCTGTATATCGCCGTAACCTGCATCTAGCAATAGTTGAACCAAGTCACCGAACCGCATGAAAGCAAGATACTCGGAAGCATCTTCACCCTGTCCATTCATACGGCAACACACAATCGGAATCTCCTTTGAGATAGCCGCACGCTTCGATGCTTGGCGCAACCATGCTAAGGGCTGGAAGTCTGTCCTAGCTTTTACCTCGATGTCGAACGGGACATTTAGGCAATCCTTACCAGCACCTCGACCAACGCTAGCGCTTCTCCACCATTGCGAGAGATAGGCTGCAACCACTCGCTCAGTACGATAGCCTCGATCCTTTCTATGGCGTGTCATAAGTGAAGTTTATCCTCGCACTTCTTACACAACCATTGAACTAACCCATCACCACGGGTGTACTCGTTACACATAACATCATCATCGCATAGATCGCAATTAGTCCAGCCGAATGAACCGGCATTGAAGTTATATGTGTGACTCATGCCTTGCCTGCTGAATTGACTGTATGGCAATCCTCGCAAACCCATTCATGCAATAGATAACGGCTTCTAATCTGGGCTCTAGTTGGGAACTTGTTACACATCTGGCATATCAGCTTGTAACCCAGTTCCTCGAGGAGTTCAGCATTAGCCTTAAGATTGGCTCTCTGCTCTTCATTCGGGAATTCTTCCCATTCGCCATCTTGATTAAGAAACTGTATGTATCCCATCAGCGCTTCACCTGTGGCTTCCATTGTCCTGTTACTTTATCAATCTCGTACCAGATAGGATCGCAGCGTTCTGCATCGCCTAGAATCTGAGCCATGCACTTCCAATGACCCCATTGCCCGCCGGTCTTTTTAGTTCCCGTCTTCCAAACACGCGCACCATGGATACAGCTCTCGTCTATCGGAGTGCCACCAAGGACAGCCTTCACCGTCTCTACAGCTTGCTCCATTGTTGTCACCGGTGCAGCAGTCTGAATTGTCCACGGATCACTCTCCTTTGGTACTGGGATATATTCTGTTGATGTCTCAGCCATCTTTGCCTTTACTTCTGCAACCTGATTGGCTACTTGGACACCTTTTGCAACCTTTTGCATCTCTTCACGGCTTGGGCGCTTTCCCTTTGTCGCATAGCCAGCCGAAGCGAGAGCACGACCAATCGCAGACGTTTCACAGTTTTCGAGAGCAGAAGTAGCATTAACTCCACGACCTTGAACCGTCTCTTCTGCGAGCCCAGAAGCCCAAGGGTGTTGATCAACCTCAGTTCTGTATATGTAAGCTTGTACGATAAAGCGTGAAGCAGTTGCTTCAACCAATACTGTGTTAATGCGCCCATCTGGGTGATCCTTCCAGAACTTGATAAGTCGTTCCTCAACTGTCTCGTAATCATCTAGGTTAAACATATAGATCGTTCTCCTCTGTATGTAATTGACCGGCTATGGCAACATACGCTGCGAGGTCGATGTAAGTGTCTGGCTTAGCAGTTTCCATTGACCTTGCGACTTTGACCAATGCCATACACATCGCCACTTGATAATCTGTAACTGGCATTTCGAGGTATGAGCTCCAGAGTGCTGCGGTGCGCTGCATATTGTCCGATGGGTGACCGTAATCAAGTCCTCGGTCTTGGATAGTAGCTCTCGCTTCATTGAGGTAATCACGGGCGTTCATCGATTAACCTGATGCTGGGTCTGAGCTTTAATAAGTCGGCGGGCATTTATCTTGCCTTGAATCTTGCCGTGTTCATGCCCCTTGGCGTAGCCAATTAAGAAGCCGGGAAGTGAGCCAATGAGCATCGAAAATATAACTATGTGATCATGATTGGTAATCATGGTGAGCCCTTTCTGTTGTTGTTAGGCTCAGATTACATCAGGCGTATGCGACAGCCGCCTTTTTTAGATAACGAAATGATAACGATTTGAGACGGGTCGTCATCTTCAAAGCAGGGAATTCCTATCTCAGCGGGCGCGACCATAGACCTTGCCCTGCACGATGAATGTGCCGTTCTTCTCGATGTGGATAATGTCCACCTGTACGTTAGAACCCTTGACATACATGATTGCAAAGGCTTGCTGCCAATTAGCCGTTCCCTTGGTGTATGAGGCTTGTCTGAAGTCCATGAGATTACCTACCTCAACTCCATGCAGAACACGCCCTAAACGCCCGCCAGAGGCTTCTGTGAAGGCGCTACGCCCTGCCCTGTGAGTATGTCCTGAGATGACGTTCTTGCCATGCCTACGGGCTGCTTCTAGGGCTGATAGCCCACCCTGCTGTTTAATAGGCGTATGGTCTCCATGAACTGCAATCCAGTTAGGGGCTATGTTCATAGGATTCTTATGGAAGGTTATGCCAAGCTCGTCAAACTTCATGAACTTCTCAAAGCGCAGCTCTGGCAATGATAGGAATGAGGGAATCTTTTTCATGATGATGTTATAGAGCCGGTCTGTGTGATTAGATCGTATGCAATCTGTAACCCCTAATTCCCAAAGAAGCTGAACGCACCTGTCACGATCATCGCCAAGGCTCTGCTCATAGGCTTGGGGTGTTCCCTCACTCCATTTAGAGATGGTTTGGAAGTCAATTTCATCTCCGATAGTTACTGTCTGGTCTGGCTTAAACTTCTGTAGGAATCTTGCTATGTTCTGGGTTACATGGACATCCTCGAAAGGAACCTGTAAATCGCTCAGAATAACGATTCGCTTCATTTAGTCCTCGTCATCATCCTCGTATGGGATATTGTCTATCCGGTTGGGTAGGTCGGGAATTATCCAGTCCGGGAAGGTTTCACGATCTGAGAGCAGCCAGAAGGCATGAGTCTCTGTGAATCCTGCTCTGCGTAATGACTTGTAATACTCATTCATAGCAATGCAATAAGCATCGAGTTTGCTATAAGTATCTAAGTCTATGACTGGTCGCTTCCTTGCCATAGATAAAGTGTTACTTACCTAACAGCTCGATGATTGTATCGACACGCGTTTCTAATCGATTAACCTGATCCTTAATGCTTGAGCCACCATTGGGCTTAAGTTCATTTAAGTAATGCTTAACTAGAAACTGTAGAAACGCAGCTGTGCCGCCAAGGACAGTAACAATTCCAACGGCAACAGCCGAGATATCTACCGCGCTCATTACTTCTTAGGAGTTGCGTATCCGAACACGCCTGCTAGAACCGCCCAGAGAACTGAACGATAATCGAGTGCAAAGTTAGATGCTCCCCATGCAGCTAGAAATGCTCCTGCTGTAAGGATTGCTGGATTTTTCATGTTCATACGGTGCCACCTATCATTGGGATATTAAAGAACGAGCCATCTGCATCGCCCTTTTTAGTGAAAGAGATATGGCAATGCTTAGTATGCGGATTGATTCCAGAATACTTGCGCCAGCGCCACCCCATGCGAGGGGAAGCAATTTTGCCGTTGAATATGATGTAACTAATTCTCTTGTCAGACTTTGCGCAGAGTCGTATCTGATCTGCAAGGTCAGGCATGAGGTCGGGCTTTGCCTTACCAGATAAATCCCGGTCAATGTCAATGGCTCTGACGATACCTTGTTCATTAGGATTGTGGTCAGAAGCACGCGTTGAATGACGGTAATCGCCAAGCCACCCATCGCTGGACTTATCCCTTGAACTGTAAGAATCATCGACTTGAAGCCTTAACTGTTGTCCGGCTTTGCATAACTTGGGAGTCATGCCAGTAGGAGAGCAGCTTCTTCTTCAGTAATGCCTAGGCGCTCGAGGATTGCAGCCTTAGCAACTGGCTTTGCTTCTTTCTCAGCTTGAGCCTGAAGTAATGCTTCACGATCTGCTAGATATTGTTCTAACAATTCGCCTGTAGGTTCGAATACTTCATCCCCTACCTGGAATTTGATTTTACTTGCTGATGCCATAAACACTCACCGCCCCTGTAAAGTTACCTGCTACGAAGAAAGTCATTGAATCGAAAGATGTATCGGCATTGAATAATCCACCACCGAAGTGAACTTCAGTTGTCATGCCGCACTCGCTTGTTGCGTATCCTGTCTTCCGAGAAGCAAAAGGAGAGCGGACTAGAGCCTCGACATACAATGGTCGACCAGTTCCGCAATAACCGAATCTTGAATATGAAGTTTGGCCGCTTCCACCATTATCGTTTCCGTATCCAGATGTCGGAAAATTGACATAAAAGAATCCACTTGCATAATTGCTAGTTGTGTTATCTGATCCAGAAACGCGCATACGGGCTGAAACATATTGGTCAGCACTTGAAGTAGTCACATTTAGTAGAACTAGATAATCGTCATAAGTTGCAGAAAATGTGCTAGTTGGAAGGCTCACACTTGAAGCTGCTGAGAATGATGTAGTGCTTAAAAGAGTTAAGGCACCAGCCGATGCCGCTGCCCATGCAAGGCCAGTAGCAGTCGTTGAATCTGCTGTAAGGACATAACCGTTAGTACCAACTGCTAGGCGTGCTGGTGTATCGGCTGCTGTTGCAGCAATGAGATCACCCTTAGCATCGACAATAGCGTTCTGAATAGCGTTTGAGTCATCTTGAGCGACCCATGAGAAGTCAAGGTCTGTTCCTGATGCCTTGGCTAATACCTGTCCTGTAGTGCCGCCTTTAAGGTCGACCATAGCTGTGTCGATATCTTGGCCAAGTGCAGCAATAGCGGTAGCGCCATCCTTTACTAGGTCTGTCGACTGAGGGATATCCCACCCAAAGTTCGTGGTTGTTGTTGCCATTACGCTACTACTCCTATCGCATCTAGCCAGGTTAGGCTTGTGTTAAGTGTGTTCCATGTCTCCGCTGCATTTACCTGCTCCCATTTTACCGCAACTTGGGAGAAGTTTATTGGAGAAGCGTTGAAAGTCACGCTCAGGTTATTAAGGCTTGCTCGGAATGTCCAGCCCTCGATGTAACCCTGGAAAGAACCCAAAGAGATGTTAGGCGGTAGATTCTGAATCCAGACTGGCTGGCCTAAGAATATGTTAATAAGGGCATCTCTATCAGCATTGTCAATTTCAGGGTTTCCAAGAGTGAAAGTAATGCTCTGGAATTTAGCAGAAGGATTAGCTCTTAGTTCAATGTAACGATCTGCCAAGGCTTCCGCATCTACTGTATGTTTAATTCGAGAAGTATAGGATTCTCCATAAGTGCCATAAATAGATTGGCTAGTTAAATCCTCAGCCACATAGGAGCTGCTTCCGCTGTTATTGTAAAATATGTTGAAATAGTTTCTAAGGTCTCCAGCGCGGGTAGTCGCAGCAAGTCCTAGTCCATTGGCATGGTTAGCATCGAGAGTAGTGTAACCGTTAGCCGCTAGGTAATCCTGGCGATGAGTCTGGTCTGCATAGCCAATATTGCCGTTAGCATCCTCATAGAGAACACCAAAGGCTGAGTTAGCGATATCTGTGCAAAGTGAATAAAGGTCTGTCTTGCTCGATGATCGTGCAATAAGTTCATAATCGCCTGGCTGGTCAATTTCACCTAAACCGATATTTACGGCATTAGCCCAAGTCTCGGTAGGGTCATAAGTAGCCCAAGTCTGAGCCGCTGGCACTTCATTCCATTGACCAAGTAGATAGCCTGATAAAAGTGTGTATATCTGGTCTCCGTCAAAGTCCTGGGACAAGATTCCGTTATCGATAATCTTAGGCAGCTTAGATAATGCACCAAGAGCTGTAATGGTCGCTACGGTGGTATATCCACGATCACCTGCTCGATTGACGGCAATAGTAAAATCTGAGATTAGGCCGCCAAAGATAGGGACATAAGTTCCAACTGAATTAGTGACTTCGACTGTAAGGCTAGTGCCTACGGTAAAGTCATAAGAACTGTTATTGAAGTTGATTAACTGTAACTGGCAATAGCCTGCAACTGGCTGCTGATTTATGTCAGTACGCCCGGAAGTTACTGTTAGGTTAGCAACGGTAACATCCGTTACCTCTTGGCTATCTACCAGAATCTTATAAGTGGGAGTCCAGACCGTCATGCGTAGATTAAGCCCCCGCCTAGGGTTCCTCGAGCTGAGGAGTCATTAAGGATAGTTACGATCTGGCGGGCAGTTGATTCGCTATCGATTGCGCCGTTCACGGTAATATTAGTATTTCCCGTGCTTGCGTAGACATAGCGTGGGACTGAAGGCGCTGCTGGCGTTGGCGTTGGAGCCATTGGAGCCGATGGGGTTGTAGCGCCACTAAATGAAGCTCCTGAAAAAAAGTTTCCTACAGCTGAGCCTGCTCCCTTAATAGCATCAATGATTCCCTTAATGGTGTTATAAATCTTGGTAATGTTATCTACAAAGTTAGCAAACTGGTCAATAATAGTTGAGATGATTTTGCCAAGAGCCTTAAAGGCCAAGCCTAAGGTCTCTCCAATAGCAGGCGCTACATAAGTGACCACGAAGTCTGTAATGTTCTTTAGAAGGTTAAAGAATGGGCGCAGTTCGTCATTGTTATCGGCTAGAGAATCTCTAACTGAATTAAAGGCTGATCGTAAGCCGTTAATGATTGGCTGAATAACCTTCATGACTGGAGCAAGTTTCTCGCCAAGGTTGCTAGTAAAATCTTGAATAGCGGGGATAACATTCTTAACAAGAATCTCGACCATAGGAGTAATCGCATCGAGGATATAAGCCCCTACGGTTTCCTTGCCTTCATCGAAGGCGATGGTGAGGCGATTTAACTTGCCTTGGAATGTATCTGCCTGGGTAGATGCTTGGTTCTCGAAAGTAGATGCAAGCTTGGCGGTTATCTGATCCATGCTCATGGTCTTGAGTTGAGCGGATGTAAGTCCTATGCCTAACTTAGAGAGCGCGGCTGTATTGCCTTCGGCAGCCTTAGCCATTGCGTTAGTGACGGCCTCGAGTGACTTGCCTGAACCGGCTGCAACATCGATGGCTACAGTCTGAAGCTTCTGAGCCTTCTCGACATCTCCGGTAGCCCTTGCAAGGCGTTCTAGGGATGGTCTGAGGTCATCATCGGTGACACCAAAGGCTAGGGAAGTCTTAGTTATGTAATCCTCTGTAGCGGCTATCTGAGCATCTGTCGCGCCAGTTACATTCTTAAGAGTAAGAGCCAACTTCTCCTGGGCTGCTGCATCGGCAATGGCCGACTTAACGCCATCGATGGCTAACTTGCCTGCATAGGCTACGGCTGCTGCTCCGGCAGCTGCGAAGGCTAGACCGGCTTTCTTGCCAAAGTCTCCAACCTTATCCCCAAATGAAACAACATCTTTATCTGCTTTATTGAGGTTCTTAGTGAAGTTATCAACATCAGCAAGAAGCTTGAGCGTTAACGCTCTTGTACCTGTTGCCATTAGCCCCACTCCTTCAGAATCTTATCGAATGATTCAGTCCATCTAGCTACGATCTGCGGTTGAATCTTGCGGAGCGTTGGATAGATAAACCAACCCTTAGAGCCTCGACCTTCACGGCCTGACCACACAGGGAACTGCTTAAACTTGTTGGATCCGAATTCTGAACCGCCCCAGATTGTCTTAGTGGTCGCGCCACCTGAGAATTTCTGAGAAGCAAATCCATAAGTAATCTCACCGATACGGCTTGATTTCTTAACCCGGGAACCCTGAGCGATTCGGCCTGCTACCTTATTGCTTGCAAGAGAGTTAGCCTTCTGGATAACTTCATCTCGAGCGAATTCAGCCAGAGCGCCTGATTGGCGCTTGGCCTCATCGTTGGCTTCCTCACCCATATTCTTTAAAGCCTTGAATACCTGGCGCAACTCCGTCTGGTCAAGTGCTACTAGTTCACTTGCCATTACGCTGCTCCAATACTTCTATAGCTGTGAGAATATCCTCGGCAGTTTGCCAGTGATCCATTGGAATCTGTGTGGCTATTGCCAGTTCAACTAAGAGTCGGCTTACGCTTCCTCTTGGATGACTTTTGGGTTTCCTTCACCTACTTCAACATCGTCTACAGATTCCATCCATACATCGAGTGTCTTAGTCGGCTTACCGCCTGCTTCACGCTTCATGGCGCTGTGTGCTACATAAAGAATGTCCCACATTCCGCCGAACTGAGAGATGACCTTCTTAGTTGCCATTTCCCAGCGGGCGTAATCTGGCGGGCGAACCATATAACTGGTTTCGGTTCCGTCTATATATTTAATTGTTATCTGCTGTTGCATTGTGTGCTCCCGTTTCTACTGTTTAGGAGAATGTCTCTGTGACTGTTCCCTTTGATACCTTGAATGTAAAGTCTACAGTCTGAGCATCTGTTCCGGCTCCGCCTGCTGTTGGAAATTCAGGCATAATTGGGAACACGAATTGTGCGCCTGTAGCTGCTGTGAGTGTAACGCTGATGTCTGTGTCTGGCGCTGTCTCGGCTGCTGTCCATAGAGCTTCGCATACTGAGTTAGCCTTACCCCAGTCGGCTAGCATTGAAAGAGCGAATGTGCCTTCGATGTTAGTGGTCTTGTAAGCCTCGCCATCGAGAGTCTGGTATGTCTCACGAAGGTTGGTCTTAGTTAGGACTGCTGAAGTTGCCTGAGCCTCGATATCTGTTCCACCTGTGAAAGATAGAGAAATATCGCGACCTGTGATTACTGTGGTTGCCATTATTTATCCTTAGTTAGTTTGTGTGTAGTAGGTAGAAACTCTGATATCTGCCACCAATACATTGGAAGGCCCGACCTGAGTTACTGTTGGTTTTTCAACCGCTCCGACTGTGTACCCTACTGGGATCACCTTCAGAACACTTATGACAAGCTGCTCGAGGTTATCGAGCGAAGCCGGGTTGCTGTTATATGCAACGGCTACTGAGATTACAAGGTTAATTTTAATGTGAAGCGTTGACTTGTTAATAGTCTCTAATTCAAGGTAAGGAGAATCTGGGACTGTTACCACGAATGGCACCATAGGCGCTTCTGGTACATAGGCATAGACATTGCCTGCAACGCTGGCGAAGGCTGTAGCTAGTGGCTGGCGTACTGTGTCTAAGATTGTTGAAGCAGGCATTATTGCACCATTGAATCGGTGTCGATGTATGCCCCTAAGAGTCCTGATACGCGATTAAAGAGACTGCGGCCTAAGCGATAAGGCGAGACATTAGTAAAGTCGATTCCCTCGATCTGTCCACCAGGAGCGATGCGAGATTGAAATACTTCTACTGAGACTGCTAGAACTGCTGACTCTACTGCGCTGACTCCCACATAAGTAGAAGCGCCTGAAAGAGTAGCCAAGCCTGAAGGAATGACCTGCTTAGGAGCGATATCTGCGTTAGTAATTGCTACTGTAAAGAGATCGTCATAAGAATCTGAGATTGTGAAAGTTCCGTTAAATGGGGAGCCGCATCCGGTGATGACCACGCTCTGACCCGCTGAGAAATCGTTCTGTCCGACTGTTCTGTAAATCGCTACATTCGCTTCGAGTTCTACTTCATCAATGGAATTAGCGTACTTAACTAGCATAGGCAAGATAACTGCCTCAGCTGTATCGATTACATCTGTTAAATAAGCATCGCTATAAAGGGATGTAGAGACACCAAGAATAGACCTTAGTTCTGCAACTGTAACTATTGAAGCCATCTCTACATCCTCTCTATACGACTGGGGGAGCCACCGGGAGCAGCAGCCCCCCCATGATTAGTTATTTACTAGGCAACCATGTAACGGTATGCGCCAGCGCCGATCTTGGTAGCGATTGCACCATAACCGTAGTATCCAACTTGAACCTGACCTGTTGAGATGAGGTTTGTCTGGAGTGAGAGGCGTGGGCTCTCGTACCATGTGTAAGCATCTGGGTTAACGATAATCATTGAGTTATCGCCTGTACCTGAGAGGTTACGAGCTACGCGAAGGTTTAGACCGAGAAGGTTTCCGCGAACTGCTGTTGCAGTAAGTGTTCCGCCTGCGTTCTGTGGGTTGATTGTCTGCTGGAAGATTGGGCGATTTGAAGAATCGACCAAGCCCATGAGTACGCCCCATTGGTCTGGAGATACAGCGATGTTAGTCGCGAATCCAAGTGTGTTTGAGTAGATTGAAACTGCAGCATCTGCAACGAAGTCAGCAGCTAGTGCGCCTGTTGTAAGTGTGCGGTTTCCGCCGTCAGTTCCACCAGCAATAAGTGCTGATCCAACTGCTGCATCTGTTGCCTTAGCGTATGCGTATTCCATCTGGCGTACGAGTTCAGCGAAGAATGCTGGTGATGAGCGATCTAGAAGCTCGAGGCTGAATGTCTGTTGCCCGATGTACTTCTTGACATCTACAGAAACGAATGCTGCGTTCTGGTCTGTCTCTGATGGTGTTCCGCCTTCAGCTGCAACTGCAACTGTTGGAGCAACTGTAATCTTTGGAATCTCGAAAGTCATACCAGCATCTGGTAGTGCGCCTGAAGAGATTGAGTCAACCAATGGGCGGTCTGCGTTTGAGATGCCATTGATAACTTCAGTAAGTTGACGAGTTGGGATGAGTCCCGCGTTGTCTGTTGTGTCTGCCGCTGCTGCGACATACATCTTTGATGTGTCGTTGCCAAGTGAGGCGCGGACTGAGTGCTCGAGATAAGAAGCCTTATCAACGATTGGGTTACGAACAGTAGTTGAAATGTAAGGTGCTGTTGCAGCCTTAACTTCAACCTTTGCAGCCTCTACCGTTTCTGCGGCAGGAGCAACTTCTGGAACGGTAGTGTCTGACACTTGTTCTCCTTCTGTGGTTGATTGTGTTTCTTCCTGAGTTGTCTCAGAAACTTGTGTGTCCTCAGCCGCGACCTTAGCGACCTCGGCTCCTGGAATAGCGCCGTCTGTGACGAGGCTGACCTCGATTAAGTTAGATGCGCTGATAGCCATAACTCCGTTTGAGTTATCCCATGATTCGACATCTACGCCAACGCTAAAATCTGAGCGAAGGCCAGTTGCAGCTTCCTCGAGGGCATCGTTGCCTGCTGTTGTCTTAGCGATCTTAAATTCTGCTGTAATACCTTCTGCATCCTGCTCGAAAGAAACTAACTTTCCAAGAGGGCGAGTGGTGTCATGCTGAAGAACAAGCTTGGTGTTCTTAGACATTGTGATTGAGTCCGGCTTGAACATTGTGCGGCCTGCTGATGTGTTGCCTTCAGCGTTCCATGAAACAATGCGGCCTGCAATGATTCGAGACTCTGCATCTGCCGCTGTAATAGCGACTGGCATTGTTATCTTCATGCGTTCTCCTTGTTATCGATAAGGTCTTCTTCTTCTCTAATCTGCTCGACACTCATCGCGCCAATTCGATTAAGAATTTCATATACCTGAGCGCGTTGCAGAGCATCTGAGCGCAGGAATTCATCTAGGCTGAAACGGATTTCCCCGGTTGAAGGGCAGAAGTCCGGCATGGATAGGCGCTGTTCAATGGCTGTAAGAATTGGCTTCATAGAGAAGTCGATAAGTGAGCGGCGTTCTGAAATTGCATTGCTGTAAGTCATTGAAGTTGCTTCTGCGCTTACGAAATATGCAGGAAGGTTGCAGGCGCGAGCCAATTCCAGAGCGACATATTGACGAGCTTCATTCAGCTGTAGTTTGGCTGGATCGATGCCCAACGCCTGCAATTCAACATCAGCATTTAAGAACGCTGTTGATTTAGTAAGGCGAGCTGTTCTCCATGACTCGAGAAGCTTGGAGATTCTCTCTGCTGGAAGATTAGTACCGTTTGACTTAAGAACCTGAAGTGGGACTGGCTCTTTAGCGAAAGTTTCTGCTGCTTGCTCGAGTGCATGAGCTGCGCGAATTGTGCGGCCTGCGCGGTTGAGTAATCCTTCATCGAGTCCGTAGAACACTACAAGTGAACCGACTCCTTGATTAGGAACGACTGAACCATCGACTTGGTAGCCAACAATTTCTGTGTCATTGTTATTTAACTTTACAGTTACGCGATCTGGTGCAACGCGAGTCCATGCACGAACTCTTCCTGTGTCACCATATTGCTCGAGGACTTGGCCATACCCAACGCCATGTAGCCAGAGGTCTTCCGCCAACCAGGCGTAGATTGCTGAACCTGGAACGCGTGGGTCTGGCTGATTGATAACTGCTGGAGTGGTCATGTGTGAACCATCGACCTTGGAATACTGCTCGAGTGGAAGGCCTGCAAGTGTTGAACAGATGATTCCTCTAGCGCGAGCAATAGTTGGAACTGCCATAGCCTGTTGACGGCTTGCGACTGATTGAGTAAATACGAAAGGATTGAATGAAGCCGTGTTATTAAACGGCGCAGGAGCAGAAGCCGCATCGACTGTTAGCTCGAGTGCTGGCTTAGATGCTGTGAAGATGTCCCGGATTCCCATTGGACATATTATACGCTACTGTCTAGACATTATCCTATCTGAATGTCTACTTCAGATTCGGCGCGTGTCGCGAAATGGGTAACCATTGCCGAGGCAACTGCTCCGCAAACAATTCCAGAAGCCTTACGCCCCATAACCCAACCGCCATCTCCTCGAGTTAACTTAACGGCGCTAAGAACTTGCTTGGTCAATTCCTCTTGATCCGAATGTGCAAGGCGAAGGCTAGAAACCGCCGAGACGAATTCATCGCACGATTGTTGATATTCCTGGCCTGTAATTTCATGGATGGGAATCCCGGCTGGTGCCAATCGAGCTGCAACCGCTGAGGCTGTTGACTTGCTATAGGCAACAGCATTAACAGGGAACTTACGAACCCAGTAAGCAATATCGTTAGCCATTTCTTTATCATCAAGGTTGACTGGATTAAACCAAGTATGGAGAAGGCTAACCATAAACCTATCTCCATCGATTCTCTGGCCTGCGACTAGCGAGCCATGCTTTCTGTCTGGACTTAAATCAATAGCCATCCAAGTATCGTGCTCGACATTGAGCTGAGGCAAATCGTCAACTTTACATTTTTTCCATTCGGCCTCTGAGATGACTGGATTTATCATGGAAACAAATTGACACAATATCTCGGTGCGGAAAATGTCCTCGCGATCCGCTAAACTGTCCTTGATATTATCCTCATGGACTGTATGGCCTAAACTGGGATTGCTCTGGTACCAAGCCTCTTTATCAGTTATCTCGGCTCCGGGTTCAGCACTCCATTCGAACCAGCCAATAGAATCATCTGCCCCTTCACTAGCTGCAAGGCCGCGTTCTCTAAACTTATGCAATAGAACCGAATTGGCGTGGCCTGCGTTGGAATAGACATAGGCCTGCGGATTGGGATTACTCATTTGGGTAAATCGCATCGAACTCCAGACATCCTCGGTGTCGAACTCACGCAATTCATCGATGTGAATCACATCGGGCGCGGCAATACCTCGAGCAGCTGAGTTTCCGGCTCTGATTAGGTAGCGAGCCTTATTCTTGAACCGAATCTCCTGC